GTAAACCGCGCCGCCCGCCAGCCGCCGTTATTGCCCACCCAATCGATGCTCGCCCCGGGGGGAATGGTCACGGACGCGCCCGTCCAGTTGCTCTGCGCCGGCGAAGTCCCCGCCGCGCCGAACGTCACCGCCGCCAGACAGTCGATCGTCAACTCACGGTTTTGCGGCACCGGCAGCCCCACCTGTACCGTCGCGGTCGCACCAGTGCCATTGCCAGAAATCGTCGCGGTGGTCCCGGCGCCATAGCCAGACCCGAACGCGGTCATCTCGATCCCGATCACCTTGCCGCCATAGACCCACACAATCGCGCTCGCCCCAGACCCTGTGCCGGAAAACGCAATCGTCGCGCTGGTGTACCCGCTGCCGCCATTGGTGATTTTCGCAAACGCAACAGATCCCGCGGCTCCCGCCATCTGCGAGGTCACAATGCTCTGAATCGCCCCCGACGATTGTGAAATCGCAACCGTATCGACAATATCGGGAATCGTCAGCGTATACACGCCGCTGACAGACACCGGATTCACCGGCCAGCGCGGCGTGAAATTCACTAGGTTCTGACGCAAAATCACGCTGTCGGTATAGGGTGACAGCGCATTATTTGCACTCGCCCCCGGCTGCGCGACAATGACATTCTCGGCGATCAGCACATTCTGCGGGGCATCACGCAACAAAATCGCCACCGCATTGCCGCTGTAATTAATCCAGTTGCCAATGATCGAAAGATCGGTGCATGCCAAGCCGAAATTCACGCCGTTGCCGTTGGATTCCACATTCTGCACCGCAATCCCGATGCCGGTACAATCCTGCACAAAATTACTCCTGGCCGTGCAATATTGTCCGCCGCCAATGTTCAGCCCAATAAACGCGCCGTTGATGTAATTATGTCCTACCTCGGTATAGATCGAGCCCCCGCAATCAATCCCAAAGGCTGAGGCACCACTTACCATGTTGCCAATCACTTGGCAGTAACCGGTATCGCATAAAATGCCGGCACCGCTGCCGGTCACCGCGCTGTTATTGGCGCAAAGATTACCGGATACCAGGATGTTACGCCCGGAAATGAAAATACCGTAATTAGTATTGTTATAGCAATTATTTGCGACGATCAAAGCGCCCAGAACATCCGGATTGGCGTTGCCATAAACATACGGCGAGGTGTTCGTCTGATTGAAGTTACCGACGATGATACCGCAGATATTGTTCCAGCACGTATTGCCGACAATCTGCAACTCACGAATTTTCAGGGTAAAGCTGGGATCCTGGCTATCCACCTGTATGCCATTTCCCGTATTGTCATGCGCACGGCAATTAGTGATGCTGAGCCCATCCAGCGCCTGCGCGTACAACCCGCTGCCCGCATTGCCGGTAAACTCGCAATGGTCAACATGATGCTGCGTAATCGTCGGATCGCTGGAGGCAAATGTGAGCCCATTGCCGCTGCTCGTACTTTTGGCATTGCGGAAAACGCAACGCGTGATCTGCGACTTCAAACAGGTTGACTGCACCAGCACGCCGAATGTGTTGGTGGTGATGCTGGCATTGGCATCAAAAATAATGCCGTCGATAAAGGCATTGGCGCTGGCCAGGCTGATCCATGTGGCACTCCCGGACATTCCCGTCTTCGATTGCGCGCTCCGCAACAATGTTGTCAGCCCCGGCGTGCCAAGCAGCGTGCAGGTCGCGCCGGAGAGGTCGCACTCGCCCGCAATCGCATAGGTCTTCGCACCCAGCCGCACCGGATTGCCAGAGGCAATCGCGGCCAGCAGCGCGGCACTGTCATCAGTGATGCCGTTACCCACGGCGCCGAAATCCTCAATGCTCACCGCATTCGCGGCCAGGGCCGCAAGTGTGCGTTTGGTGGACGCCCCCGCCGCCGTCGCCGTCAGCCCGCCGCCAGGCAGGCCGGACACATTGCCCATCGCCCCCAGGAAATTGGCATAGGTCACGCCCGCATTGGCACCACCCTGGCCCAATGGCACAATATCACCCGCCGCCGGCGGCGACCCGCCGGGCAGAGACGGAATGACAAACGGCGCCGCATTTGCCGAAAGCGTGGTGCCGGTCACCGACAAATTCGCGCCTATGGTAATCGGCACCGGCGCCGCATTGCCCGGCCCCACGCCCCCCAGCAGCGTGTTTTGCGGCACGGTGATCGCCGTCTGCACGCCAGCAAGAATTTGCGCGCGCGTCGCGGCCAAAGTCTGACCGTTCTGAAAAATCGGCAGCTCATCAGTGTCCGACACCGAGGTTGCCGGTGACAGTTGTCCAATTGTCGGCATGTGCAGACCCTTTAGTTGGTGGTGAGCGGTGTACCCGTGGGCCCGGTGAGTGCCTGGCCACTTGGCGTCGTTAGTGCGGAGGCTGCGGCCGAAACGGCAGCCAGTGCCACGACGGGCAAGGAGATTGTGCGCGCCAGTGTCCGCCCCCCGCTGGTGCTCACCGTCACGGTCACCGTATAGGTTGTCGCCGCCTGCCCCGCGGTCAGCCAAAGCACCGCCCTGGTACCATCCGCGGCGGCCGAAGCCAGCGTCAAATCACCCGGATTGGCCGGCGTGATATTCACATCGAGCGTGCTGATCGCATCCCCCGGATTCGCCGTCAGCGCCGGCCCCACGTCAAACACATAATCCAGCGTATCGTTCGGGTCCTTGGCGGGCCAGGCCAGCAGCAAAGCCGGCGGGATCTGTGGCCCGCGCGGGGTGGGAACAAAACCGTCAATCTGCACATAGCGCGCATTGGACGGCAGCCAGAGATGCGTGGCCGGCGTGCTCATGGGGCAAACTCCTCAATATTCAACGATAACAATGCCGGCAGCACCGGCGCCGCCCGGATAGCCCGTCGCCGGGCTGCCGCCGGTCGTGGTCCCGCCACCCCCCCCACCGCCGCCATACCCGGTTGCGGAAAAACCCGCTTCCGGGCCGGTCGCCGCGCGCCCATTGCCGGGCCCGCCGCCATCGCCACCCCGGCACGCCACCACGATGGAGTCACCACCCATCGACCCGCCAGCATTCACGCTGCCACCCACGGCCGTTCCGCCGCCACCGCCCGGCTGCGAAAACAAAACCGCCGTGCCGCCACCGCCGCCCGCACCGCCGGTCGCGGACATATAGGTGCCAAAGCTGGAGGTCCCGCCGGCATTGCCATTCGCCGGCGTGCTCGGCGCGACGCCACCGGCACCCACCGTCACGGCAATGTTCTGGCCAGCGCTAAGCCCGCTCACAATGCCCATCGCCCGCCCGCCGGCGCCACCACCAGCACCGGGCATGGAGGCATGATACCCCGCCGCCCCACCACCACCGATCGCGGTCACGCGCACGGCGCTCACCCCATTGGGCACGGTGAATGTGCCGGCGCTGGTGAACACGGCCGTATTCGCAAAACCCGGCCGCAATGCAGGCAATTTGTAATTCAAAAACGGCGCGCCGGTGGCCGTGACAATCTCGCCGGCCGTGATGCTGGACTGCCCGTTATTCACGGTAATCACATACAATCCCACCCAACCGGTATCCGTCGGTGGCGTCGTCTGCGCGCCAGCCGCCGCCGCCGCGCCGGCCTTCAATTGCAACTGCACGCGCTGGATGCGCTGCGTGTTCTGCGCGGTGCCAGAGTTATCAGGTCCGGAATACGGCGTCCCCGGTGCCGCCGCGTTCACATACGGCAGCACCACCGGCACGGCGTCGCTCTCCGCGAACGCCGCCTCGATCAGATAATTCACCGACTGTCCCGGCGTCGACGGCGGCGTCAGCGTAAATCTCGTCGCCGCCAGATTGATCCCCGTCTTCACAATCTGGTCCGCGACATCCGCCGCCAGCGATCCATACGCATTGGCATCCAAAGGCGAGAGCTGCGTGATGCTCCCCGGCCCCACGGTGACGGTGAGCGAGGCCGGCGCCGTTGGGCTGCACGCCATCCCATCCACCACCACATTGCTGCCCAGCACGGCGGCCGTCAGCGCCGCAATCCCAATCATCGCATTGCGATTCAGGTCGAGTATATCCGTATCCAACGGGATGCTCCCGGGATAGACGATGTTCCGATCCATGTATTTTCCTTACGAAGAGATTTTTAACCAGGCGATGCTGGCCGTGGGCAGAACAGCGGCCGCGGCGGCATAAATCTCCGCATCCGAAACGGTGGCTGGCAGATCGCTGTTATTCGCGTAAAACATCGGCGCGGTATTGTAGCCACCCGGCCCCAGATCATACCCGCCGGCATGGCTGACCGGAGTCGCGTTGGGCCGATAAGCCGTCACAAACACCGCAAACGGCGTGTTCCTGCACCCATAACCGCCAACGGTATTATAGCCCAGCGTAATGCAACCATACCCGCCGGTATCAGTGGCATTCAGCGGCTCGAACACTGAAGGCGCGCGGCCGGTCAGATTGGTCAGCGCCGCAACCAGCCCCGTCCGCGTCGCCCGAGGCGCGAGCAAATTTGCCCGTATCCGCGCGCTATATGCCGCATCGGCCTCACTTGCGCGCCGCGGCAACGCAGACCCAAAATAATCATCCGCCGCCATATCCAAAAATAAGCCGCTCGCGGTCGCAATCCGCGTCTGCGCCTTCACGGTGGCGAGCAGCGCATAAAGCCCACTCCACGCCGCCGCCAGGCCCGTCAGCACCGCATCCAAAATCGGCGTGGTATCGGCAAACCACCCCGGCGGCAGGACCAGCTTCAGCCGCGTCAGCATGTCATCGGGATCGCCCGTCATGGCTCAGGCCACCGTCACGCTGCCGGAGCGCACCGCGCCAAACACGCCCGGCGACACATCCGCCACACCGCCATTCAGCAAAACCGCCGACACATTGGTCACCGCGCTGGACGCCGCATAAGCCAGCTGCGCCAGCCGCGTATAATTCAATGTCGCGCCAATCCCCAGGCTTGCAATATACGCCTCAACCGCCGTCGCCACCGCCGCCACCGCCGCGCTGTGCGAGGCGCCGGCGGCCGTGGTCAGCGTCATCGACACATTCGCCAACGTCACAACCGGCCCCTGCACCGCAAAGCTGGACCCTACCGGCCGCACCGCATCTACCGCCTGCTGAACCGTGACCAGCAAATCCGCGGGCGGATCGCCGGACCCATCATCCACCGTCACCACAAAATGCCCCATCTGCCCCGCGCCGGTCTGGTCGACATTCTCGGCAATCGCGTAACTCAGCCCTTGTTGAATCCCGCTGATCGCAGCACCGATCGCGACATCCGTCGCGCGGGACAGGCTCGCCAGATATGTCCCAAACCTGGTGCGAAACGCCGTATCACTTTCCGCGTCCGCCCCGCCGGTCAGCGCTAGAACGTTGCTCACCGTATCAACGCCCGCCACGGCGCTGCGCAGCACCGCAATCGCCCCCGGCTGCACATTGCCGCTACTGCCCGCGACGCTCGCCGCCACCGCAACGGTCAAGCTGGCCACCCCCGCCGCCAATTGATAGCCATCCGCCCCCGCGCTGAACGCCGCATTTGTCGTATCCGCAATCACCGTAAAACGCAGCGCGTTATCGGCGGTCGACACATTGGTTCCCACTGGAATGAACGCCGCGGCACTTGGCGTGAACCGCGAAAACGTCACCGCCCCCGTCGCCGCCACCGCTGGCAGCCGGACAAACCCGAAATCCGCGCCAAAACTGTCGCAATCCGCCCCCGTGCTGGTCGCCAGCCTGGTCGTCGCCAGCACCTGCACAATCAGCCACTGCACCCAAAGCGCCACGGACGCATTCGCCTCCAGCACCGCCCGCAACACGGACCCAACCGTCAGGTCGAGCAAACTTTGCGCAGCACCCTGAACATACGCCGCCATCGACTCAACCAGAGTCGAAAAATTCTGCAACGATAACTGCATGAAACCTACACCGAAAATGAAAGGGAGTTGGTCTGCCCGGTCGCGGCATCCGCATAAACAAGCGACAGGGTCACCGTGCCGTCGGTTCCCGCCACCGTGCTCACCGTCGGCGCTGGCGACGTGGCCACGCCCGCCTCAAGCTTCATCTGCGCCAATGTCACGCCGTTGATCGCCGCGGGCGCGCCCGGCTGGCCGACAAATTGGCCCAGCCCAGCCCCGTAGGTCAGCTGCCAGATATAATCGCCCGCATTGGTCAATAACCGGCGCAACACGCGCTGCTGGGTCAACACCGCACCATCCGCCAAAGCCAAATCCCCGGTCGGCCCCACCGTCAAATCACCGCCATATTGCAACGCCAAATCCGCCATCACACCGTCACCGTCGGCAACCCAGTCACCCCGCCCTGCGGATCGTCATGCAGATGCGTATCATGCGCATTCCGCAACGCCGCCACCGTCCCGTGCGCCCCATTCTGGTCCGAGATATCACCCGTCACCACCAGGTTGCCCGTCACATTCACCGTCGGCGCCTGCAACGCGATTGTGCCATCATTCTTCAATTTGAAAAAACTCCCGCTGGCATGTTGTAACCATAATTCGCCGCTCGAAACATTCATCGGCTTGTCAACCGTCGACCATACGCAGCCGATCACCACGCCCTGCTCCGAATCCCCCTCCTGGGCGATCACCAGCACCTGGTCCCCCGGCGTCAACGGCGCCGCCAAGCCCCATCCCGCCCCCACCCATGCGGATAAAATCGGCAACCAACCAGACAAAACATTCTCCGGCTGAATCATAACCCGCGCCGCATACGCAGCCGGGTCGAAACTCGACACCAACCCAAACCGCGCCACGCCGCCCATGCCATCCAGCCCGCCGGCGCGGGCCTTCACAGCGTTCCAAAACCGATCCATATCTAACTTTCTGTCAGTTAACGGCGTAAGCCCGCACCGCCTGCGTAAACCCGGTTCGCGCCTCAATCCGGCGGGTGACCGCCTCCACCGCATAAAGCTGATCGAGCGCCGAGCCCGTACCCGCCAGCAGCATTTGCGCCCCCGGCGCCAGCGACACGTCCCCCGGCATCGTCGCTTCGAGAACGGTCGTCTGCATCGCCAAATTCGCCAAATGATTCGCCGCCAGGCTCGCCGCCTGCGCATCGGTCAAATTCGGCCGTATAATCGTCGTCCCCGGCCCCGCCCCGCTGCCCGCACTTTGCGCATTCACCGTCTTGTTCCGCGTGTTCCAGGATTGCACAGTCACCGAACCCGGCAGGCTCGTCGCCATATCCAGAGTCAGCGATAAGCAAGCCTGCGGCGTCACGAAAACCGGTGCTGCCACCGCCGGCGACCCGAAATTCAGCACCGTCCCCGTCACCGAAAGACCAAACCCCTCAATCTGCGCCAGCCAGGTCAGCAAATTCCACGCCGTCGTCGCCCGTGCGTGGCCACTCAACCCGCTCCGCGCATGATCCAGCTGATAATACTGCCCCACAGGCGTCCCGGTTGCCTGCACATTTGGCGTCAACCCATATTGCGCCGCCAACGTCGCGGCAATCTGGCTGGATGTCTGGTTGGCATACGTCTCGGCAATCTCGGCATCAATCAGCAGCGCGGACAAATCCCGCCCGCTCAGCGTCGCCGTATTGCCCAACAGATCAATCCGCACATTATCCACCTGGCCGGTCACCAGCCCGACAAATCCGCCAGCGCCCAGCGCCACAGAAATCGTGACCGTCTGCATGCCCAACGCCGCGAAATAATCGGCGCCAGTCACCGCCGAAGCACCCATCGCAAAACTGACCATGAACCGATCTGCCGAAAAATAACCCACGCTCTCAATCTCAACCGCCACCGCGCCCGGAATGATCAACCCATCGATGATCACCTGAACCAGCGGCTGGTCAACTGCCAAAACCACCCCCCGCATTGGCGTTCACCGCCGGGATCAACAACGTCGTCACCCCAGTAAGCACCGGATCGGTCAGCCCATTCGCCGCCGCAATCCGGTTCCACTGCGTCGCGTCATTCAAATATTTCGCCGCCAGCGCAAACAAATTGCCCCCCGCCACGATGATGGTCTTCACAACAAACTCCCCACCAAATTGCTCGCCGCCCGCCCCACATACCCGCTGATATTGCTCAACGCCGCCAGCGCGCCGGCCGATGCCGCCACCTGGTTCACCGCGGCAATCCCCGCCGGCGCATCGCCCGCCCCATTCAATGCCACCGCCCCACTCACCAGCGCCGCGCCGGTACGAACAAGGCCGTCACCAATCACCCCCTGCGCCACACTCAGCCCCGCCACCGTCGGGTTGCTAAACCCCGCCAGCGCAAGCCCCGCCTGCCCAAACAAAGTCGCCGCATAGGACAAATCATTGCTGATCAACGTCGCCCTCGGCAAAATCTCGGCGGCGGCCGGATCACTCGTCACCACGCAGCGAACGCCAAACGGAATCCACCACGGTTTCTCATAATCCGCGACAAAATCCGCGATCACGACGCGATAGTAAAACGCATCCCAATACAGCGGCAGCACGGCACCGCCGGCCCGCGCCGCATCCAGACTCTGCGCCCGCGGCACCGCTTCCGTGCCTGAAAATATGCCAGAAAATTTTATCTCCGCCGCATCCTCGCCTAGCACATCCACAACCCGCCCGCCACCAATCAGGCTCTGCACCGCCAGCCTCTGCGTGCCCCCAAACCCGATCTTCTCCGGCACCTCAAAATCCTGAAACGCCACCCCACCCAGGGTCACCACAACATTGCTCATACGTATCTTTCAAACCAAAAATTGGCTTTCATAAGCAAACAGCAGTCAAGCAAACCCAGGCAGCCTCAGGCGCTTGAACCGCTCACCATCGCCAATCACCCACCGGCTGTCCCACGTCATGGCGGCGCAGGCCGCCATCCACGTCTTTCTCGCGCTAGTTTCCCCCCGGACACCGAAATTCGCAGCCACGAAAACGATTGAGACCTAATTGAAACGAATTGGTCTCCAACCTTTTAAACCGAAAGCTTCAAACCCGCCCAGGCTGGCGAAAGCCGCCGATCGAACCCCGTCGCACCAGAAGGTGGCCGACGGGCCTCCTCGTCCAATAGCTCCGCGAGATATCGTTTAAACATCAGTTTTTCGCTCAAGCCATTTGCGGCCAGCGTTTCATCACCCTTTCGCCGCACCTGGCCCGCCGAGTGGTAAACACTTCGTCCCGGCGCAATTCCATGATCAGCATCCGGAGCTTTATGTCGGACCGCAACTTGCGGGTCGCGCAGTGAGTGATGCCTTTCCTCTGATGTTGGCATGGCGACGTTCCGTGCCAACAGGCTCATCGGCGCCAAAGACGGCAAAGGCGCACGATCGCCTCGTTCAGCAAGGATGGTACCATGAACCGAGGCCGCACCGGGCATTGATAGTGACTCGTGTAGTGGCAAATATGCTGCGTTCCCTGAAGTCACGGCCGATAGTCCACCGGCGCCCGCATCGCGTCCTGCTTCACGTAATTCGCGGTCACCGCGCATCGCAGCGAAAGGCTGGTCGCTGCCGCCCGACCGCGACATCGCCATAGAAGCCAAGAACGAAGTTGAACCAGACGCGCCCAAAGCGCTGCCACCAAACTCCGCGGCCTGGTTGTGCCGCATCGCCACATCCATCGGCGTGCTCGCCGCCGCGTCCATAATCGCCCTGTGAAGGCACTCCGCTGCCGTATGTTGCGTCTGTCCCTGCTTCGGCCTCACATTGGCCGGCGGGGCATGAAACGGCGCCAGCGGCCCAATCTCCGGCGCCGCATTCTCAATCACCGCCTTATGAAACCCCGCCATTTCGGCGGATTTTATGCCAGCTTCAAAGTCAATCGCATCACCCTTATCCATTCCCAACGGCCCATCGGGACGTTTATGCGCCGGAAAGTACTTCTCGGTTGGGAGAAGCCATGACATATCACTTAAATTCTTTAAGCTGCTGATGATCTCATCGCCGTGGTACTCAAGCTTATTTAAATCACCCGCACCCGCTTCGGCAGTGGTATTCGGTATGGCGACCTGTTCTGTTACAAAACCGAAAAGCCACGATGCTGAATCCTTAAATGCTGGATTAACCTCATCTGCGGGAACGCCGCCGGCCCTACCGCGCTGGATATCCATACTGCCCGTTGGCTGAAACCCTTCAACCATCAATGCATCCCCAGCAATCCGTCCGGCACTTGGTGGTACCTTCGATCCGGCCGCAATTGCCGCGTTGACTTTTACGGCAAACGCGACGGCGTCTGAAATCTCGAATTTAGCTGGCACTATGAAATAGTTGTGCGGATTGCCTATGATGCTTTTCGGATCAACCTGGCCCTTTGAATCGAGGCGGGAATAGAGAGTGTTCTGATCTGATCCTGGACCTTTCGGTCCGATATAGGGGTCGACAACATACTTACCGTTGAGTACAAGAAACTTCGATCGAACACTTGCGGAATGGTCAAATTTGGGTTTACCGCTGGCGTCAAAGCCGGCCTGAGGATGCGTATAGAAAATCTGTTGATCAGCATCTTTATCTGCCATCGGTTTCTACCTTAGAATAGGAACTAAAACAGTGGGTATGGATGTTGCTGACCTTTTGGTGGTGACCCATACTCTTTGGTAAAGCCATTGACTTGCGACGAGTCGAAGGAAATACTATAAAAGTTATCAAAATCTGGAACCGTATAGAAATCCGCCCATTCAAACTCCGTGTTTGGGTCGTTCTTCATTACGAGGCGAAGAGCGTCGACCCATTCCCGCCGATCAAGTGTATGATTTTCTTCTTTTTGATCTTCATCATTCAAAGCGTCGCCACTTGTGTCGTAGAGCAGTGTGAAGCCAACCTGATAGCCATTGTTAGGGTAAAACTGTAAATCACAGAGGCCAACGAAGTAAGTCCTTGCATCCTGGACGAAGCTTACCGGATGACAATGCTTTTCAACAAATTCGTGCTCCGGAAAAACATACCATTCAAATCCTAGCCAGTTTATCACGGGCAATAGAAAACAGGTAATCGCGATAACAGCAAAAACTGTGATCATCGGTAAAACCTGCTCAAGAGGATGTCGAATGAACCTGAATAACAGAATCACCAATGAAAGTCCGCCATAGCAAAAACAAAGATAAGAGAAAGTGTCTGACCACCCTTCAGGCCAGAAAAAAAACACGATGACAATCAACAAGATCGGATTCACGAGTAGAAAGCCCATCCAAACGGGCTTCCTCAACTGCGAAAACTGCCTGCTTTGCCAGAATGTATGGTCCATGAGCTCTAACCCTAACATCCGTATGCTATAGTAACCAACTATTTATACTTCCTCTCTCCAGCGCAACCTCGTCCAATCGAAATTGAGCCCGCTCATACTACCAAAAATCACGATGTACGCCATTCTTTCGGTCTCATCTAACCCGAACGCCACATCATACGGCACCCCACGCCCAACCAGGTACAGGCAATCAACCAGCGCCGGGTGCCCAATCAGTTTCCCGCATCGGCCACCACCGCTGCCGTCGGCGGCCGCCGGATTGCCGCCGCAACTGCCACCACACCATCCTCATCCAACCGTTGCAACAATGCCTCCAGCGCCGACTCGCTCGTCGGAAACGGCACCGGCACGTCGTCAATCATCTGAACAGACGCCGCAATCCGCGCGGCGGACAGATACGGCGCATTGTTGGACAATTCCGGCCCCAACGCCTTATACAACCGCAACGTCTCCAACACCCCCACCCGGCGCAACGTCAGCCGCCGCCCGGCCGCATCCGTAATCACCGTCTCCATCACACACTCACCCGGCTCGATGCATAAAACGTCAACCTTTGCGCCACCGGCGCATCCCCCCGATACGCCCCGGCGGAAGCCAGCTTGAACACCACACCAGTAAACTGATACGTCGAAGTCGAGCCATCCGGTTCGTTAACATATTGATACAACGTACCCGCCGGGATGGACTGTCCCGCCAGATACGCCTGCTCGATCGCCGCAATAAAATCATCCGCCGCGGAAGATCCACGATCCAGCGTAAAATTCCCGCTCCACCCCTTCGGCAACTCCGCCCCCAGCTGCACGCCATCCAACCGGTCCACCCGGATCGCCGCCGTCACCTGGTTCGCCTCAAACCCCGTCACATGCGCCAAATCCACCCGTCCAAACGGCCCCATCACCACCAGCGTGCAATCACTGCCGATCGAAAACGTATTATATGGCATTCTAATAACTCCCCGTTAGGCATTGGCGGATTGCACAGTCACCTGCACCGTCTGCCCGCCCTGCACATTCACAATGAACTTCTCGTTGATCGCCTGATACTGCACCTGGCAATCCGCCTGCACATACCCCAGCCCGGCGCGCGACGCCGGATTGTTGGACGTATCGCACACAACCGCAAACGGCAGCGCCCCATTCGTGCTGCCCAACAGCCCCTGGCTCAACAGCCCATTCAGAAACGCCAACAGCGTGGAACGAATATTCTGAAACAACGTCGCATTCACCAACTGCCCCACATAAATCCCCATCCCGCTGGACAAAGTGGCCGCGATATAATTCGTCAACCGCGTATAATTATCGCCATTCGTGGCCGCATTGGATGATGAATTATGCCCCGCCCGCACACCCCAGAACGCCCCCCCCGGCTGCGGATTCGCAATCACATCAATCCCCGCCGAAATCAAAGCCGACAAATCCGCGGTCGCGTAGGTTGATGCCGTGCCCGCCCCCGGCTGCCCGGATTTCTGCGTCCCCGTCACGCCATAAAGCGGCTTGTTGAGCGATGATTGTTCCGGCGACAAATTCGCCAGCCGGCCGGCCACAAACCCCTGTGGAGAGACCAGCCGTGTCACCGCATTCGCCTGGTCGTACCAATAGACCCAATCACCAAACATCAATTTGGCGGCGTAACTATCAATCCCCGCCGTCGCCTTTGCCGCCACCGCATTGCCGATCGTATCGCCGGCCGGCCCGGTCAAAATCATATAAACACTTTCGGACAGCCCGAATGCGACCTGCACGCCCCACTGCGTGGCATCATCCGCATCCGCCAGCAGCGCGATGGCACAGCCCTGCCCACGCAACGCATACATGCCGGACCGCGGCACGGTATCTGACCCTACGAGCAAAGCGGCATCCAGCCCACCCGCGCCATCACTGCCCGGCGTCCCACCGCTGAAGGGGAACGCCCCGGCGCTTGCGCTGGCCGCCGTCCCCAAACTCGTCGCCACCACCAGCCGCGACGGGCCGCGCAGCACGCCATTCCCGTTATTCACCGCATGAACCAGATTGGTCCAAAACACAGCGCCCGTCCCCGTGATATTGTCAAAAACTTCAGGCGTCAGACCGGGCAACGCCACCGTCACCCGCCAGGAATTGGCGGCCGCGCCGGCCGACAAAGATACCGTCAACTGGTTCCCAAGTGTGCCTGTATATAGCGCGGTAAACGTCACCGCGCCAAGGATCGACAGTGACGCCGCGGAATCCGTTCCATCCGTCACCCGCACGCAACGGAAATTTGCCGCCCCCTGCTGCACCGCCGTCGCCATCTGCGTGCCCATGTCGTATTTGCGCGCCATGACCGGCCCAAATGCCGCTGCATAGTCGCTCATGCTGCCGCACGTCACTGGCTCACCCACGGGCCCCCAACTGGCAGAACCCACAACGCCCAAAATATCCGTCGCCACACCGTTGAGTGACAGGCTTTGCGGCGCCACAATCTGCACATACAAATCGGGCACAATCAGCGCGGTTGTATTGATCGCGCCTTGGCTGAATACCGGCATCTCTTAACCCTCCTGCGCGCGCACACGCACCACGAAATTTTTCTCCGCACCCGTCAAAAGTTTTGACACAATGCCGGCATCGGTAATCACGTCCCCGCGCCGGTAACCGCCAAACGGCGTCAGCACGACTAGATGAAATGTCATGGCTCTTCCCTCAACTTGTCAGATTTTCAACAAACACCGCATCGGCAGTGAACCCTGCCGTGCCAAACAGCATGGCCGGCGTCATTTGCGCCAGCGTCGTCGGATACTCGGCGCTATAGGTTATGTCCCGCCGGTACAGCACCGCATCCGCTGCATCATCGCGCGTCTGCGTGCCGGCAAAAATCAGCCGCGCCGCGCTGCCATCCGCTAGGGCGATAAAAGTCAGCGCTGCCAGCGCTTCGTCGATCACTGGCGCCACGGCATCCCGCACCCCCGGGTTCGGGCACCACAGGCTAATATGAAAGTCCTGAACCTGCCGCTTTATCTCCTGCAATGCCCCAGCGCCATTCACCACGCGCGCGACAAAATGTTGCGCATTCGGCACGGTCATCGTGCTGCCGGCATAAACCACAATCCACCCGGCCGCCCGCAACAACGCCGCCAGATTGCTGGCGACCGTCGCCGGTGTATCGCTGGCCTGCACAGCATAGGGGAACAACGCCCCATCCACCGCAACGCCCGCCAACTGCCCTACTGCGCAAACGCCGGAAAACACCGCCGTCCGCGCGCCCACCGTCACCGCCAGGCTTGCCGGCACTGGGGCAACCGGCCGCCAAACCCGCGGATACCGGGTCATGTTTTTAACCTCACCCGCCGCCGCGACGGACACATGCACAATCCCCGCTGCCAGATCGGCATCCAGTGTCGGCCCCGAAGGAAACCCCCGATACACCCGGCACGTAACGCCCACCGCGCTCGTGGCGCTGGTCCCATCGGGGTACAACGCGTTCGCCGCCAGCGCCGCCAGCGCCGTCTCCACATCCGCCTGGTCCGCCATCAGCTCACCGCCTGCACCATGTTCAGCCGCCAAACGCCGCCCACCTGTTCGACAGCGGTGATCACAAACCGCTCGGCCCGCTCATTGGTAACAATATCCGCCACGCGCGGCTGCACGCACGGCACCGCCGGCAACAACGCGGTAAATCCCGGAACCTTCGTATCATCCGGCAATCCGGCCCGCGTCCGATCGCCCGTGCCATCCACCAACAAACTCGCCGGAAACCCGGTCAGCAAAACGCTCTGCGTGCTTGGCAGCACGGCGCCATAGTCGTTCAACCC